CTTAAAACGGTATCAACACTATACCAAAAAAAAAAGCGAATAGATCTTGTTTTATATCTATAACTACCCTCTTCCCTGCCGGTCAGGACGGGGCTTTTACACCACTAGCGCCAATGTTTTTAACTCCAAGCGGTTATTAGCTCAACCTATGTCCCATCCTCTTCCCTGCCGGCCAGTAAAAGCGCGAGCAATTAAGGAGCGCTACTGTATGGTGCGAGCAGATAGAGCCAGCAGCATGGACGATTCAGCGATTGAAGTTAATGCCATCCCTATTCACTGCCGGCCAGATAGCGAGCGCTTATTGCGCACGCATAATGCCTGGCAGGCATCATGGGATCAAAGCGATAAAGAGCAAGAACCCGATATTGATACGCTGGCTCAACAAGCATTCGCGTACTATTCAAGCGGCTATTTACCTATTCAGGTTAATTGGCGCCTACGGGCCAAGCATCCAGGGGTCCGCGCTGCCACGATCAGCCGTGCCCAGCGGAAGGCAGAGGCAGCTCTGTGCGCCGCTGAGACGGCCCCGCCAGAGCTACGGCGTGCCATGGTCGCCGCGACCCGCCAACGGGCCATCCAAGGGGCTCTGCGGTCCGGCCAGTACGGCGCCGCGGCAAAGCTGCTGGAGCGTGCCGGAGAGATCGCTGGGGAGCTGCGTGAGAGTGCTGGCCTGGCAGAGGAAGACCTTGTGCTGACCGTCTCAATCGAGCAGCCTGCCCTTCCTGCCGGCGATTCCCAGCCTGTCGCAAGCGAGACTGGCGCCGATCTCAAGGCTGAGACGGTTGAGACTCAAGCCAAGGCTTAATGAGAACCCTTGCGGCGCAATGAGTCTCAGGTGAGACGGCCATTCATGTGACTAACTGTTAAGCATTGATCCCCGAGCGTGCCATCTGTGCGCTATTGTAAGCAAGTCAACCACGCCACCTACAAGCCATGGCAACCGCCACCGCAACACGCATCCATCCGTTCTCCACCGCAGAATGGGCGAGTCTTAAGAGGCTGGCTAAAATTATCCATAAATGGAACGAAGACGAGTGTAACGGCGCTATTCAGTGGCACGGTGACAACGAGGAAACCCCTAAGCGTCATTTTCAGGATCGTTATGGCTGCTTTACTATAGTCGGCCCGACTATTCAAGACAAAGAGAAACAGAGCTTAGAGTCTGCCCGCAAGATTGCGGCCAAGCACGGCCTGTCAATTTATCACCAGTCAGACCCTAGAGGTTGCTCATTGTACGTTTACAATGCGCACGACCTTAAAGGTCGCAAGATTGACGAGTGCTACAGCGTACTGGCGCGGCCAGTTATCTAGCATTTATTCATTCATTTGAGGCATTCATGGCAAACGACAGGCGATCTAGGCTTTATGTTCCCGACCTTGACGAATACGAAAGGGTTCGCGTGCCCTTGTATAGCGGCTGCGACGGATGCGTTTTTCGTTACATGCCAGACGTTCGTTGCAGCGCTATCCCATGCGGGCCACATATGGCCCGCTCCTGGCCTGTCGTTTACCAGAAAAAGGGAATCACTAACAAGTGTTAAACACCCATGCTCCCATCGTACCATTCTGTGGTATTGTATGGGAGCAAACAACAAGAGGGTCACCCATGGCACGCGGCGAGTATCTGGCGGAAGTGTTTCCAGCATTCAAGGCAGAGTCACGACCGTTTAAGGGCCACCCTTATTCTGGCCGTGATTCTATGGGTTACGGTCGCAAGATTCCGACCGATTACGCGATCAGGCTAGAATCGCGTTGGTATCGTGTTTACGTTTGCCAGGTTAGTAACGCTGGCACGGCTTACGTGAATGTAAAGGATCACCCTTTCCTAGTTGTGCTAGATGGTGACCTTAGCAGCGTCAGGGACTGCAACTAAACATTAAGCGCACAATCCCTTAGCGTGCTATCCCGTGCTAGGGTTGTCCTGTTCACTCGCATCCTTCCATCATGTCAAACGACACAACCGCTGCCGCAGTCGCCTACCTCGCCACAGTGGACAAGTTCACTTATCACAATTCAGCCGAAAACGATAGTATCGTAATAGAGTTTAGGCGTGCATGGTGGGACAATGGTATTATGGACACTTTATGGTATTCCCAGGCCAGGGACAGAAAGGGTAATCAAATTGCCGCCAAGCATGTAACGGTAGAGTATGCGGCCGATATATTGCAGCGATTCCGTGACTTTATTAGTGTAAACTACCGCGCTAGGGCGGGGGCCTGAAAATGTATTTTGACCGCTGGGCTATTGTTGAGGCTCACTACTGGTTCGCCGTGCACTATCACGGCGGACAATTCAGCGAGCTTTACGCTAAGCAATGCCGCATCTCACGTTATTTTAGACCTAGCGTTCTGTCTAGTGGGCCATCAACAGAGGACGCTTGCGTGATCTACAACAATTTAGAGTTAAAGTACGGGCACAAAAGAACACATTACAGAATGCTGCCATGCGGTGGAGCCGCGTTAGTGGGGTCGCGTTGAGCCACCTTACGAAGTGTTACGGGTCGGAAGCGGAGCGTAGCATCCGACCCTATAATAAGAGAGTAAACCACCGCATCGCCTCCTGTGACTAACACAATCGTTTGGGATGTCGAAACCACTGACGCTATCCACGATGGCGCCTCCTGGTCTGGTAACTATTGCTGGGTTCGCAGGGAAGAGGTTACTCTTCCTGATCACCTTACCGATAGGCAAGTTATCACGGCGCTACGCAAGGTAGCAGGATTAAACGGTAGCAAGGCCAGGACAGACTCATTTGGGGAAGGCTATCAATGGAAGCATCCCGGCGCTGCTATCCTCACCTTTGCTTTGCCGCGCTACTGATCACGTAACCAAGTCGCGTTGAGCCACCTTACGAAGTGTTACGGGTCGGAAGCGGAGCGTAGCATCCGACCCTATAATTAAAGAGCAAACCACCGCACCACCTCCCATGCGCAACTCCCAAACGGTTTCACTCCTCCTCCTTTCTAGCGCTATGGTATTATCTACCCTCCTGTTCTGTATTCTCACTCCAGCAAAAAATGCTCCCAAAGGTGCAGCGCTAGCCATCGTATTAGGCGGCTTGTTTCTACCTTCCGCCGCTTTAGTCGCTGCTGCGATGCCAGAGTAACCTAGGCTGCAATCCTCCTCCTTTCCTTACACGCACCGGGGGAGGGTTGCGGTTTTAGTATAGCGGGGAGGGGGTGCCTCTACCCCTTCCATCCAATCCTTCAATTCTCCCAAAATAATAGTACCATCCAGCTCCCCAATTCTCCCAAAATAATATACCAACCCTAATTCCCCCAAAATATACCCGCACACAAAAATGCGCCAGCACTTAGGCCAGCGCGTAAACAAGGGGGCAGGGGTTCAATCTTCAGCTATAACCCCAAGCCTATCACGCTCACGCCAAACAAGATCGCTCAATTCGTCCATCCATTCTTCTGGGATAGCTTTATCCGTGGCATTGCGCATGGTCATTGCCTGGAGAATGTCAGCAGTTCGCAGCCTATCAACTGCGTGCCGAGGCTTGAGATCAACCGAAGGCTTTTCAGGCTTCTTTTCTTTTGCCTTGCCTCCCAGCGCATAGCACAAAGCGTCAAGTTCTTCCTGCCGGCGAATTTTGCGTGCTACAGAATCGGCCACTTTCTTGCTAGGGTCGTTCATTGAAAGATAGTCTGCAGGGCAAAACGTTTCGCGGCCAGATTCCCTCCCCCACGGGCAAGGTACGGCAACTCCACCACCGCTTTGGTTTTTTGGCGTAGATTTGTCCGCTCTTGTCGCCATTTGCCTGGCAATTTCAGCCATTACAGCAGAACTCCCCCCTCGCCGGCTAGCGATAATAATCCGATTGGAGCTTGCGTCTCTGACTAATTCATCCACAAGTTGCTGGAGTGATGCAGGCAGCGGCGCGTCAGGGTCTTGCGTAAAATCGCCTCTTGAAAGCAGCGGCATGGTGGCTCGTTGGCTGGTTGCCTATCAATCATAGCACGCCTAATGCAACGTCAATGCTTTCCGGCTGACAAGTCGCGTAATGCCTTCGGGGTCTACGACAACTACGCGACCGCCAGAAGGCAGCAACTTGTACGAATACGGCAGCTTCCAGCCGGATTGGCCGTCGTGCTTAACCATCGTGTAGTCGCGTGGGCGTTCTATAGCAGTCAATCGTTCTGCCTCTTCGTTGCATCTTCCTGTAGCGTCCTGATTCCGTCCGCCGGCAGCACAACGTCAACGCACTCGTCTCTGCCTAGCGCAGTCATGGCATGGCAGCAGTCACAAATCTCGCTACTGCCATCATCGGCTATCACTTTGACGGTTGAAGGCTTCGACCATTTTAAGGACAACAGCCAGTCGCACACCTCAGGCGAGGGTAAATGAGGATCGCGCTTGTAGGCTGGCATGGGGGCGACTGCGAGAAGCTACGCCATCCTACCATACCCCTGCCGGCAAATGTGCTAGGATGCAACTGGCAACTACAAACGCACCATGAGCACCCTTGCTGACTGGCAAATTCACGAACGCTGCATGGCTGGCATGGTTACACCATACGATCCTGCATTGCTCAATCCAGCATCGCTTGACTTGCGCCTTGGCAGCAACATCATGGTCGAATCAGCCGAAAGCCCGGAAATGGTGCCGCTTTCGATTGCTGAGTACACACAAGAAAATCCTTACCCGATCGTGCCGGGACAGTTTTTCTTGGCTGAAGCTGAGCCAATTTTTAACATTCCTCAAGACTTGGAAGGCCAATTCATTCTTAAATCTTCCCGCGCAAGGGAAGGATTTCAGCATCTTATGGCCGGATTCGGGGATCCAGGTTGGCACGGCTCACGCCTTACGCTTGAGCTTAAGAGTGTGCGCCAGCTCCACAGGATCGGCATTTGGCCAGGGCTCAAGATCGGTCAGATGAAGTTTTCGCGCATGGATGCGACACCTCGCCGGTCGTATGCCGTCACCGGCAGGTACAATAACAATGTAATTGTCACCCCATCGAAAGGATAGAGTCATGGCAAATCTTGAAGAGACGCTGCAGGAACGCGGCAGCCGCTATGGCAGCTTCGTGCATCACGCTGCGATAACACAGGAGTTGAAGGCAACCATCAGGCGCTACCTTGGCTCCCCTGAGTCACTGGAGCCAGATCAGCAGGAGGCACTGGATATGATCTGTCATAAAATTGGGCGAATTGCTTGCGGCGACCCAAATTATGCTGATAGCTGGCACGACATTGCCGGTTACGCCAAGCTAGTAGAGGATCGCCTCAATGGGACAGCTCGCTAATGGGAAGTCGCAACAATAGAATCAAGTGCCCCGATCCCGACTGCGGCTCGCTTAATGTAACTGTTGTCGAAACGCGCTACATGGTATGCGGTAGCCGCGTAAGGCGGCGGCGTTGTGAATGCTGTAAGAAGCTGTGGCACACGATACAACCGCCTGAGCAGGAAGTCGAAAGCTGGCGGTTTTCCTGGCCGAGGCGGGGGCTGGTCGCTCGACTACCGCCGGCAGAATCGACAAAAAATGACAAAATATAGACAATCAGTAGATTCTGTGGTTTGTGATTACACCGGATTCTCCTTTTGCTAGGTTAAACTTACCTAGGCACAAATACTTGAAGGCGTCGAACGCATGATCGACGCCAAGTTTTTTGTTTGGCATTCTAGTGCCTTCAGCGTAGCCAAGCGTGCGAAATGATTTTATTAACTCACGGCAGCGTGGGTGGATTTTGGTATGCACTTCTCCATCAGCAGTGCGCAACGCTGCATTAGCTGCGCGAATGCCATCAGCAGTATTATACGGTACTTCTGGAGCATAAACAGTAATGCCAGCTTTGCGCAGAATCTGGTGATCGCTTACGCCAACACCTGAAGTCTGCTTGCGTTTGCCGGTTGGATCTGGGCAAGCAACAATGCGACGATTTTCGCCGTATAGATCAATTAGCACTTCAGCCATGTCCCACGTTGTGGCGCCTTTTAGGTTAAGCTCATTAAACACGCGCAGTTCCACAGCTCTACCGTTTACTTTGATAATGTTAGCGCAGATAGCAGTTAGCGGATCATTATTAAAGTCCATACCTACATAAAGCGGCAACTCTTCATCGTCTTCGATAGTTGAATCAACATTAAGCATTGAGAAACAGGACACGACCAATCCCGTGTTGGACAGAATCTTGGCCTCGTATTCACGTTCAAACACTTCTGGAGCAAGTGTTTTTTTCGCTTCTTCGATTTCAGCAATAGGAATGTTGCCGCCTTGCAAAGAAGTGTACTCATAAAGCGTCCACTGCTGCGGGTCAAGTCGATCAAGCCCAGGATCAGCAAGGTCGGCATCCTTAAGTAATAGAATTAGCTCATAGAACCATCCGGCAGTGCCTTCTGGTGATGGCGTGGTAGTGAATAGCGCCCAACCGCCACGGTCCGACAGTGCAGGGCGAATAACAGAACGCCATGTGTATTCCTGCTGGAACGCGCATTCGTCAAGCACGACGCCAGATAGTGCAGGGCCACGCAATGCGTCTGGGTCTTCCGACCCCTTGAGATAAATGACAGAACCGTTAATTAGGTCAATGCGTAAATTGGATTCGTTCTTCTTTCTTATCCAACGCTCTGGAATGATGGCCTTGTAGGTATCCCACGCAATATCTTTTGCCATTCGATAAGTTGGGGCAACGTAATAGTAGACCCCTTTCCGCTCTGCTGCGCCGCGCAGTAGTTCAACGCCACCAAGTACCGTCTTTCCTCCTCTTCGGCCGGCGAGAACAACACGGAAGCGGCGCCGATCGTTGAAAATCTGTCCCTGCATTGGCCGCAGGGACAGTTGATTCCTGCCGGCCAGGAAATCACCGCTTTGGCGTAATCCTGTTGGGGCAGTTGCTACGGTCACGCCGGCTCGATCTTACTGGCTGACTGTAGCTCATGCTTTTTGGCGCCGGCAGGCTAGGCTAGGGGCAAACGCATTGCCGCGATGAACACTGCAAGGGCACTGATATCACTTCCAAATTATGTAGACAAGGAAAGTCCATTTTTTATGGACAGTACAGTAGTACAGATGCGCCAAAAATGGGAGATCATGCGTGCCGTTACTATGGGCACCGAGTATTTACATGCAAACGCTGAAGTTTACTTGCCGCGTGAGCCTAGGGAAAATTCGGTAGATGGTAGTAATTACGACCCGTGGGAGGCTCGCGTCAATTTATCTGTCTTGGCGCCATTTGTTAAACGGTTGATCAGCAACGCTGCTGGCATGGTACTTCGCAGGCGCATCAGATTAGAAGGTGGCGACCCATATTGGCAGGACGAGTTTAGGAAGGATGTTGATGGTGACGGCACTTCCTTGGATCAGTTTGCTAAGAAACGATTGGAGGTTGCGCTGACTTATGGTGTGTCGTCCATAATTGTTGACGCAGAAAGACGGGTTGCAGTATCCGGTGTAGACGAAATTGATCCGCTGCGCCCTTACTTTGTGCCGGTTGATCCGTGGCAGTATTTAGGCAGTCGGCGAGAAAGCGATAGCCCCGGCGCAAAGCTAAATATGTTTCGCTATCAAGAGGAACGCAAGGAAAACGATGGCAAGTATGGAGAGAAGTATGTCGCTATCGCTCGCGTCATCGTACCAGGAGCCTACGAAGTAATCAAAGCAAATGAAAGCGCTGGCGAAGTCGGAGAGTTTTTGCTTGACTATGTTCCACTTGTGAACATATACACGGAAAAAGAAGGCTTTTTGTGTGCCTCTCCGCCACTGTCTGACGTGGCGCACCTTAACATTGCGCATTACAGGCGGCTGGCCGACTTACTGCATTCGCTGCATATTGCTGCCATCGGCTTGCTAGTGCTTGAGGATTACGATGGCGCGGAAGGTGTTACGGGCCAGAACTACGCCATTAAAATGAACATTGGCTCTCAGGCGTACTGGGTCAAGTGTGACGCGGGTTCCTTTACAGCGCAATCAGAATTACTGGATCGCCTGGAAAACGAAATCTCGCATCTTGGCGTTACTAAGCTGCTGGGCCAAAAGTTTGTCGCAGAAAGTGCTGATGCAAAACGCATCGACCATCAGCAAGCCAATTGTGTGCTGGCAGTTGCCGCGATGGAGCTTGAGTCAGGCTTGAACGAAGCTTTTAGAATGGCCGCAGAATACAGAGGCGTTGAACCGCCCAAGGTTGTAGTCGATAAAGACTTTGACTTCTACCGCTTGCTCGGCCAAGACGTAAGCGTGCTAAGTGACCTGGAGGAGAAGGGGCAGATTACGACAGAATTACTGCTTCGCATCTTATTCCAAGGCGAGTGGATACCGGAAGACGTAGACCTAAAGGGTCTTGGTGAAGCTGTCAAGAAAATCAGGAAAGCAAAGGAAGAGGCAATGATGAAGCAACAGGAAACGCAAAGCGCAAATCAAGCCGGCACGCGCCCGCTTGCCAGTGCATAGGCACACTAAAAAGCCCCCAAGTTGCACAATGCGGCAACTTGGGGGCTGTCGTGCTAGCACTGCGATCAGTGTCCGCGCTCGCGCTGAGAGGCTTTGGTCGCCCGAATTTGCTCAGCCGCGATCATTGGCTGCCTAATAACTCTGGTTTCGCATTCGCCATCGGGCGCGACGGTCTTCTCCATGACTAGACCGCTAATGTTAACGGTTTCAACCATGGGGGCGGCTTCAACGTCATCCAGTTCGTCGTCCGGCGCAACAGGCGGCGCTGGCGCAACAGGCGGCTGGGTTGGTGTGGCGACTGTGGCTTTAGGGTCTGGAGTTGGCATGGCTGGTGCTTTTGATCGGCTACACGCTACACTGTAGCGCATCCACCAAGCTCCGATCATGTCGCTCACGCCAGACGAAATCGCCGCACTGCAGGCCAAGGCTGCCGAAGCAGACGAACTTAAGCAGCGACTTAACGCATTGGATGCCAACAAGGACACGATCTTAGCCGAAAAGAAAAAGCAAGCCGATCGACTCAAGGAGCTGGAAGATCAAGAGGCAGCTCGCAAGAAAAAAGAGTTGGAAGATCAACAGAGATACCAAGAGCTACTGAAGCAATCTGAAGACGAGAAAGAAGCGCTGCGCAAGGAACGGGACGAGGAAAGAGCGGCAAAAGCCAAGGTGGAAGAGGAGCGCGTTCAAGACCGCTTGCGTGCTGACTTCCTGGCTGTGTTTAACGCTGCCGAGGTTTTTCAGCCCGATCACGCATGGGGTTTGCTGCATTCGCGTGTTGTAGACGATGCTGGTAAAACCTTCGCCATTATTAACGGTCAAAGGGGAACCGTCGCCGATCTCGCTGGCTCGCTGCGGAAGGACGCACAGTACGCCTACCTGTTCAAGCCCAAGGGCGGCAGTGGTGGCATGGGCTCCAGGCCGGCTACGGGCGAGCTTGCCGGCGCCGCCGGCAACCCGTACTTACCTGGCGGCAGGGTGACAGATCGCATTGCCCTGGAGGCAAGTGATCGTGAGTTGGCTGCTAAGCTGAAGGCCGAAGCGAGCGCTGCTGCTGCTCGCAGCCAGGGGTAAGGCAGCGCCAAGCCACTGGCAAAAGCATCGCTGCTGCGCGGTCGTGCTGACCAAACACAAACCCTGCTTTTTCTTCAGTGGCTTACCTTGGCAATTTGGGCGGCACCTTTGCCGGTGACGTTACCAGCCTTACTAGACTCGCTACTTCTGGCGAGTTTGCTTCTTATCTGCAACAGGAGATTTACGAAAAATCTCTGATGGTCCGTTCTGGCATTCTTGCCAGAAGCAGCGAGCTGCTTGTCGGCACAACTGGCGTCAGGGTCGAAGCCCCGTTCTTCCGGCCGATTGATCCGGTGGAGGAGCGCATGACTTCCGGTAACGACTGGGGCGACTCTGGCGAAGGACACTTTTCTTTCCAGAAAATCCTAAGCGGCACACAGTATGCTACCATTACTCATCGTGGCTTTGCTTACGCCGTTGACAAATTGAGTCGGCTTGCGAGCGGCGAGGATCCCCTGCTTGCGCTTGGTTCGATGCTTGAGCCTGCTATCAACAAGCTCAAGACGCGCAAGATGATCTCTCAGTTGGAAGGCTTGCTTGGCACTGGCGGACCGCTAAATGCTACCAACAGCGTCAACAAGGCTGTCACCACTGGCGCCACTATCGCCAACTACCTAACTCCTCAGAACGTCATCGAAGCCCGCTACAAACTGGGCGAGCGGCAGGATCAGGTTACCACCATCTTCATGCACTCGCTTGTTCAAGCGTATCTTGAAGAGTTGGGTTTCCTCACTTACGACGCTGACCGCAAAGGCATTAACAAGCGCTTGCTGATTGGTAACGCTTACAACCTCAATGTTGTCGTGGACGACCAGTTGCCGATCATCGGCACCAGTGGCCAGCAACGGCAATTTGTCACCTACCTTTGCGGTGAAGGCGTTATCCTGGAGGGCGATCAAACTCCGCTTGAGATCGAAACCGATCGCAATGCACCCTCTAAGCAGGACGGGATTATTGTGGATTACCACCACAGTTTCCACGTTCCTGGTACGAGCTGGAGCGCTGCCACTGACAACCCGACAAACGCTGCGCTTGCGACTGGCTCAAACTTTGCGCTTGCTTACACTGAGCCGCGCTTGATTCCGCTTGTGCGCCTGGTCGTAAATTCGCCCTACGGGGGAACGATCGCTTAGGACGGGTCTTTCATGGTATACTGAGGGGGTCAACACCCCCTCTTTCTATGTCCGAAATTCAGTGGCGCGACATCCCTGGGCAGCCCGGCTACCAGGCAAGCGCGTGTGGGCAAATACGCTCGCTGGAGCGTAGAATCGTTTTCAAGGATGGTAGATCAAGAGTTTTCCCAAGCGTTATTCTACGGCAAAGCAATCATTCTGCGGGCTACTTAAATGTCGGCCTTGGCGCGAACAACAGCAGGACCGCGCACACGCTTGTTGCCGCTGCCTTCCTTGGGGAGCGCGAAAATATGTGGGTTAATCACAAAAATGGCAACAAAAAAGATAATCGAATTGAGAACTTAGAATGGGTTTCGCCTAGCGACAACCAAAGGCACGCGGTGGCCACGGGCCTATCACCAAAGCCGCCTCTAAAGAGAGGTGCTGACCAGCATAAGGCTCGGCTTGATGAAGAAAAAGTCAGAGAAATTAGAGGGCAATACGAAAATGGCGCCGGTATCGCTAGGCTTGCCAAAGAGTACGGTGTTGGCGAATCCACAATTAGAAACGTAGTGCGCCGCAATTCCTGGGCTTGGCTTGACTAGCCCTATGGGGGCACGATCTGACCTTTGATGGTATGATTTGACCCGAGCCGTGGGGGCGGCTCCCTCTGGTTGCCTGTCGAGCCTCCAGGATGTGATAGTCCTGGGGGCTTTTTCATGGTCGATCTGGGCGGCTTTTGTGCTATGTTGTGTTCCCGTGTCGGCTTTGGCCGCAAGGCGTCGTTCAGGCAGCGCTGCAGCAAACCCTGAGGAACCGGCATGGAGCATTTCAGTGAGCGAAGGGGCTATGCTGGGGGCTGGCCCCGCATCGTCTCTCGATGGCTACCTTCAATACGATCAATTTCGGCAAGACCTTCACCGTCGCCACCCTGCCTTCCCCGGCCGTGCTGGGCATGGAGCGCGTTCTGACCGGACTCACTTCCCCCACCGTAGGCGCCGCTCCTGTGGCCGGCGGTAGCGCCAACGCCAAGGTCTGGTACAACGGCACCGCCTGGCGCGTTGTCGCGGTCTGAGGCGCCATGCAGACGCGCTGGTGGCCGTGGCATCGCCTGGCCAATCCTTATTCGTATGCCGCAGTCAGCAGCGAGCCAGCGTGCAACTGCACGCCTCCTGCGCTGATCGTGGTAGCTGATGTAGACACCTACATGGCCGGCACGCTCAAGGCGGATGACTGGGCGGCATTGACTGCAACGCAAAAAGGGCAGGCGCTTAAGTCTGCCCAAGATGCGTTGCGCACTTTGCGGTGGTGTACTGACGAGGCAACGTGCTGCGGTAAAGCGCTGACCGCAAGCTATATCGCTGCGGCATCGGAGCTTGCATTTGTGCTATTCAGTGATAGCACAGCAGTTTTTGGCGCTGCTAATCAACTTCCAGCCCAAGCCGTCAAACGCGAAAAGTTTGATGTATTCGAGCAGGAATTTTTCGATCCCAGTCTCGTCGCAAAAGTGCTTCCAAGGGACAAGCGCGTTGGCAGTAATTCGCCAACCGTACTGCGCCTGTATCCATGGTTGATTGATTTAATCGGTTGCTGGGTTGACCGGCAGAATCAGACCATTATTCCAATGTTCCGAGGGTAAATGGCCGCTCCACAAGACGCATGGGCAAAGCCACTTGCCGAGAAAATGACAAGCAAGTACAGGTGCCAGTCACTTGTCTACGTCAAGGTAAGTTTTGGCGCTTACGATGAAGTAGCGGGAAACGTACCTAGCGTTGAAACCAAGTTTAACGCCGCTGGCGCTGTAATGCGCTCAAAAAAAGCGGAGCGCAATGGCGTGCAGCAGGGGCATGAAGTCGAGGCATGGGTTGACCATAAAACAGTGCCCTGGCCAATTACTTCCAGTGATCGACTGGAGTACCTTGGCCGCAAGTGGAAGGTAACTGAAGTCGCAAGTTACGGCAGTGGCAGTGACGGCAAACCTGTCGGGCCAGTTTATCTAACGTCATTAGACGGCAAAGTGATTGCTACGCTTGACGGCAAGCCGTTCATCACGCAAGGCATAGAAGGCGGAACAGAAAAATTTACTATGTACGCTTCCAGGATCACGGCAAGAGCGGAATAATGGCACGGCGCAAAAGGCCAGTCAAAAGAGGCAAGGGATTCGGCATTGAAAAAATGGCGGAAGACGTTAGAGACGCCGCTATTAACGCTTTGCGCAATGCAGCAAAAGAAGTTGTCAATGATCTGGCTGCTGCCAGTCCAGATTGGAGTGGAGAATTTAAGGAAAGCTGGTTTGTTGAAACTGCAGACGGCAAAAGAGGCAGGCCAGGCGGCGAAGGAGGTAAGTACAGCTTGTTCAATATCCCGCAACTTAAAGCGCAAGGTCGAAATGCTAAAGGCCAGTTTACTGCGGCCAAGCCAATAAGCGCTGGCAAGGTTGAGCTATTCATTGGCAACTCTTCGCCTTACGCGCAAGAGGCGATGGATCTTATCCCTGGCAAGTTTTTCTATCCAGGCTTTGAACCGCAAGGTAACGTTGTCGCAAGGGGAAGGCGGCAAGATAACATTAGGGGCAAGATTGACCAGGGGCGCGGCAATAATCGCTCTACTGCTCCGCTGGACTGGTACACTACCTACATGGAAGGGGGTGCGTTTACCGCTGCCTTCAACAAGGGCGCCAAGGCTGGCTTTCTTGTTCCTGTCAATCGTCCACGTTTTAACTGAACCTCGCCATGGCAGCTCCACTTCAGCAGATTCGTGGCATCTATGAGCGCATTGTCATTGACAACGCCGCCCCCGTGCCGGTTTACGCCGAAAATCAAACAGCGGTAGATTTTGAGGCATTAGACGAATACTGCTTTGTGCGCGTAAACTTTGGCCTAATACAGGCGCCCGTCATTGGTGCCCAGGCTCAGTGGCACATTCGCGGTTCGGTTATATGCGAAATCTTTACCCGTAAAGGCATTGGCCCTGGCCGGGGGATGCAAATTGCGGCGCCAATCATCGAAGCGCTGTCAGCATTGAATGGCCCTATCCCGCCGGCAGCACAGGAGATCATCGCTCGCGTCGGGCCGGTCACTGGGCCAACCCAGGCGCAACTACAGGACCGCTCGCACCATTTCACTCGCTTCTCGATGCCCCTGGTGGCCCGCCACAGGTCGTGATTGGCTATAGGGGCATGGTTGCCCTAGACTGAGCGCTGAAGCCCTATTGCCGGCCACGGGCCGGAATCTCTGATGCCCGTTACCAACTGCGGTCCCGTTTCGGTCCTGACCGGCCAAGATGGCATGATCACGATGAAGCCTCCAGGCACTTTGGCCTGTTTGCTTGACAAGACCGATTTCCCCGCTCCCGTCAGCCCTGCTACGACTTCTATTCTCACGGTCCCTGCCAACTCTGATTTTCGCGTCAACGATCCTGTTGTCTTTACAGAAAAGGGCACTGCCAATCTTGATGCCACTCTTACTGTTGGCACCGTTTATTACATCAAGACTCATCCAACTCCTACGACTTGCACCATTTCCGCGACGCTGGGCGGCGCTGCGCTCGCTTTTGGCGGCAACGGTGGCACGGGTGGCGCAAACACGCCGGGTGATGGCAACCATATCGAAATGAGCTTTGCCACGGCTCATGCCATGTGCGAAGTGCCGTCTGTTGATCTCACGCTTACCAGGGGCGAAATCGACGTTACTTCCATCCCTTGCAGGCCCGGTTCACTGTTTGGCCCTAAGCTTGCTCGATTCCGCAGATTCCAGGCTGGCTTTGCTGACGGTAGTGGCACCTTGACACTGCGGCTTACTGAAGATCGTGCCGCGTTTACGACCCGCCTTATCCAGGGCACGATGTTTAACGATCAGCACGGCGCCGAGTTGAAAGCGTATTTCCATGCTGTGGCCACTACTGGCAACCCTAACACGGTTGACGATACCACTTCGCTGCCTTGTATCTTTCCCATTGTTTTACTTGGCTTCAGTAGCGCGATCACCCAAGATGATAGCCCTACTGAGGTTTCCGTCAACTATCGAATTAGCGATACTCCTAGCAACCTGTTTGGCCTGACTGGCTTCTGATCGTTTGCAAATGATCACACTGGCGGGGCTTCGGTCCCGCTTTTTTCATGCGCTGATCCAGTGCTATGATTCTGTCGTTGCACTGAACAACCCTCATGGCCAAGAACGTCAAGGAACTGCTTAAGGCGACACGCCAGCGCCGCAAAGTTGAGATCACGCTAAGCACTGGCGCGGTTTTTGATATGTACTTCATGCCACTTACTGAAGCGGAAGACGAAAGGATTCGGGAAGCGGTTGCCAGGGACAACGGCACCAATGCCTACGGCTTGCGCGTGCTGATGTTACGCGCTGAGTACGAGGATGGCGAGAAAATGTTTGATCCGGTTGCTGACAAAGGCACAATGCGCCATGAGTATGCCAAGGCAGACTTAACCACCATGATGGAAGCGCTGATCTTTAATGGAGGTGTGCTGGCGGGCCAAGACTCCAAAAGCAATCAAGGAGGCGATCAAGGCTGATCCCGCTTTGATGCTTCGGCTTGCATTGTGCAAAGAGCTGGGAACGACACCTTCCCAGCTCAAAAACAATGCAACTCAGGATGACATAATTATGCTCGCTGCATACTTCGAGATCCTGGCCGATCAAATCCCGAAACCAGGGGCTCCGCCTGCCCGCTGAACCGAGAGGCGCTAAGGTGGGGTCGCTGGTGCCGGGGCGGGAATGGCTGATTATACGGGGCTAATCCGAGTTGGCATAGAAGGTCTTGGCCAGATTCGGCAACTCAATACAGCGCTTGAAAGAACTAGCCAGTTAATCGGCAACCTTGAAAATGCCCAAGTAGTTACAGGGCAAATTGCCGAGTCGGCCACTCGCAACGTAAATAGAGCTGCGCAGCGCAGGGCGCAAGCAGGACGCGATCTTTCCGGCGCCACTCGCACTGTAGCAAATGTAGCGCAACGCCGCGATCCTGATACGGGGCGCTTTCTTGCTGGCGGCCCGAATGCTACGGCGAGAAGACTTGCAAATGCGCAGCTTGGGCTTGCGCAACGTGACGTAAGGGAATCCGATCGTTCCCTGAGGGAGCAAATACAGAATCGGCGGCTCATTGCTGCGGCGGAAGGCAGGTACGCAAGAGCGGTTGATCGTGCTACTACCGTACTGACCAATACTCAAGGCAGGGCGCAGGAGCAACAGCTTCGCAATCAGCAAACAATGCAAGGCATTGGCAATGCAAGCCGTGGCAATTATCTTACCAACCTATTTCAGGGCAGGCAACGCGAATTTGCGCGAGGCGGCGGCGGAGCGGGGTTAAGCCAGGAGCTGCAGCAGCAAGCGCGTAACGTGCGCGGCGCATGGGATCTTGCTACTGCCGGCGGCAGGGAGAACCTGCAACTGATGCAACGAATCGCTACGGAAATGGCTGGTTTGTTGCGCCAGCAGAATGAGCTTAATCGTGGCCGCGCCGGGCGGTCTATTGCATTTGAAGCCGGAAGACGCGGGCAGGAAAGAATTACCGATCTCTCCAGGATGCAAGGGGCAAACCCCGGCAGGATTAGAGGGTTGCGTTCTCAGGCTACAGAAGTAATCTCCGCAAGCAATCTTGGCGATATTGCAGGCTCGCGTGAGGCCACAAGGCGCATGAATGCGTCGATCGGCAGGTATGAGCGCGAGCTTAATGCGGCAGCGCAAGAGCTAAGGAACGCACAAAGGCGCGGCGGCCCAGCGTCTCCGATTCGTGGGACCAAGACAATGGTAGGCTCTCCTGCTTACAAGGCGGAGCAGCAACGCCAGCGGGATAGGCAGCAAAGTAATCAAAAGGGCTTTTTCCAGGGTGATCTACGCGAGGCGCTTGGTGATGCGTTGATTGGCGGCGCATTCCCGCTGCTGTTCGGGCAAGGTATTGGTGCATCGGTTGGTGGCGCTGCGGGCGGCCTTGGTGGCGGCCTGATCGGTGGCAACTTTGGCTTCGGCCTTTCCCTTGCCGGCACCGCAATAGGCCAGGCCGTTGATACCACGGCCAAAAACTTAATTACTCTTGCCGATGCGATTAGAAGCCCGAGCAAAGCACTGGATGCGCTTGAAGTTAGCGGCCTTGCTTCTAGCCGTAGCCTTGAAAAAACCAGGCTTTACGTTGACCAGCTAACCGCAGTTGGCCGCACTTACGATGCGCAATCGCTTGTATTGCAAGAAGTTGAAAAACGTCTCGGGTCAGGTAGTGTCCGAAACCTAAACGCACTGAACAGCGAGCAACAGCGACTTCGGGATCAGTGGTCGCTCATGGCTGGGGTCATACAAGCTGAGCTACTGCCTGCGCTTGTTGGCTTTACGTCTGGCATAAATAGCATAATCGCCGCTGCTGCCGGGATAGGCAACCTTCCTGGAGTCAAGGAAGTAGCCTCTGCGCGAAACGCATTAAGCCAAAACCCGGTTGGCAGTGCAGCGCTTAGTATGCTGTCTCCATTTGAAGGAGCACGCCAGATATTTGGTAAGCTGCAAAATCGTGGTCGAGCAGTAGCCGCTACAAGCGCTGGCAATCGCCAGGCACTGACGCCAGAGGAAAGGCTTGCTAGCGAAACGTCCCAAGTGCAGGAGTCGCGTAAACTTGCCGATCAAATTCAATCAGCATACCGCGAAGCGTTCAGCCTTCAAAGGCAGGCGTACGATCTGCAACGCGATGGCGCAATGCTCAATAGGGACATTGCAGATTACAGCTACAAAAAAGAACGTGAGATATTTGACCTTCGCCAGCAGGCAGCAGAAAAGCAAATTGAGAATAATCGCGCTAGGGCACAGAACCGCATTGAAGGTAGCGACCTAAGCGCTCGCCAAACATTTGCTGCTGCTACTGGTTTTGAGCAGCAGCTACTGACAAGCGTTCGTGAATCGGTGCGAGCCAGGAAAGAAGGCGAGGCTGATATTGAGCAATCCAGAAAAAGACTTGAGCTTGCGATGGCAAGACTCAATCGTGATCTTGAGGATTACAAGCGCACGAATGCACGCGAGATAGAGGATATTGAGCAGCGCAAGCTGTCTTACGTTCGTTCGGTCGAAGATTACAAGATGAAGGTTGCGGATCATGTTCTGCAACGTGCCAGAGAAGCCGCTGATTTAATGCGCCAGGCCATGACGTTGCCTGACATGGGCGCCGCTGCTGCTGGAGCCAGCGGCGGCGGATCTGTTGGCGGAAGCAAATTAAGCCAGCTGATAGGAGGAACAGAGAGCTA